AAGATCCTGCACGCCTCCGCCCTTCCATGGAACATGGCGCAGACCCTAGCCGCTACGTTTTTGCAAAGCCAATTCGTACCCCGGGAGTTATGAATTGGCTGCGTACGCAACAAGCGCTTGATAGTCCACAGTTAGTCGACGTAATTAAAGAAGAGTTGGACGCTATGTTGAGCGAGCTTGGCTTTGGCGAAGGTAAACCAGCACCAGATGAACTTTCCAAGAAAAGGGTTATTAACCTAGAAGAGGAAGAAGAGATTGAAGAAGACAAAAAAAAAACTAAAGTTTCAAAGTCCGGGCAAAAACGAGTCTCTAAAAAAATTGGACATTTAGTTGGCAAAGAAGATAAATCACAGGAACAAGCCGCAGCAATTGCGTATTCTATGGAAAACCGCGGAGAACTTAAGAAAGGTGGCAAACATTCAGTTGGATAGCGAGATCACAAACTACTTATTAAAACAACACTTTGCAGGAGAATAACAATGGCAACAGTTTACGATGTACTTAAAGGAATTCAGCAAGCAGCCGCAAATGCGTATGACGGTGCTCACGATGAAAGAATTGTGACCGACGGCGAACCAAAGAAAGCTGGTCTGAAACGAGAAGAAGGCGATTTAAATATTGACGCGCGAGTTATGGACGGGTTCAATGTCAGCTTTCATGGAAATCACTTGGTAGTGAAATATCATGGAGAAATGAAATTGAAAGACACTCACGACAAAAAGTTTGAAGATGACATTGCTACTAATATTAATGACGTCACAAAATATCTCAAAAAAGAATATAAGAGACTTACCAAAAATGCCCTTACTTTGACGAAGGTTGGAGAGCCTGACGTGTTAGTGCAATATATAAGCCGCGTCAGAACTTCGGTACAAGCATCTCAAATATACAAAGTCGGCAAACTCGATGGTGTAGAATCTGTCAGTCAAGGAAGCGACAAAGACAGGCTAGACAAAGCTATTAGAAAATGGCTTGACTTAGGTAAAAACGCTCCAAAACCTAAAAATGTGACGAGGAAAAAGGAACAATAAGAAAATTGAATGGGTTATCAGCTTACAAAACAAGAAGTCACGAAAGAAATTATAAAGTGCGGTAAAGATCCAGCCTACTTTATAAATAACTATGCCAAAATTTCCCATCCAATGTATGGGTTGATTCCTTTTAAGTTGTATGATTATCAGGAGCAACTAGTAAATGAGTTTAATGATTATAGATTCAGTGTTATACTTAAAGCAAGACAGCTTGGAATATCAACAATAACTGCTGCTTATATCACATGGCTGATGATGTTTCATCGTGATAAAAATGTTCTTGTTATGGCAACAAAGTTTTCAACTGCAGGGAATCTCGTTAAAAAAGTCAAAGCAATAGTTAAAAATTTACCACCATGGATTAAAATAGCTAGCGTATCAGTGGACAATAGAACAAGCTTCGAATTGACTAATGGATCGCAAATTAAGGCTAGCTCCACTTCTCCCGATGCCGGCCGCTCAGAAGCATTATCTTTGCTCGTCGTTGATGAAGCTGCGCATGTTGAAGGGTTGACGGAACTTTGGACAGGCTTGTACCCAACTCTGTCGACAGGTGGTCGATGTATCGCCCTTTCAACGCCTAACGGAGTTGGGAATTGGTTTCATAAGATTTACACAGAAGCCGAACAGGGCATAAATGATTTTCATGCGACAAAATTATTATGGGATGTCCACCCAGACCGCGACGCTGAATGGTATGAAAAAGAAACAAAAAATATGTCGAGAAGGCAAATTGCCCAAGAACTTGAATGCAATTTTAATACTTCCGGGGAAACAGTTATACACCCAGATGATATAGCGAAGATTGAAAAAGAAATTTGCAGTCCAAAATACAGGGTAGGGTTTGATAGGAACTTTTGGATTTGGGAAAACTATGATCCTGCGCACACTTATTTGCTAGCGGCTGATGTGGCAAGAGGTGATGGTCAAGATAATTCAGTTTTCCATATCATTGACTTGGACAACATGGAAATCGTTGGAGAATATCAAGGCAAGGTAACACCAGACATTTTTTCTAATTTGGTGTTTGATGCTGGCAAGCAATACGGAAACTGCATGGTTGTTGTTGAAAATAATACAATAGGCTTTGCCATTTTAGATAAATTGAAAGAGCTGGAGTATCCAAATATTTATTATTCTATAAAATCTACACATGAGTATGTGGATCAAATAGTAGCGGAATCTCACAACTCTTCGGTTCCCGGGTTCACCACGTCTCTCAAAACAAGGCCCATTATTATTGCAAAAATGGAAGAATTTGTTCGCAATCGATTAATTACAATACGCTCTGCCAGATTGTTTAATGAGTTTAAGACTTTCATTTGGGATAAAGGGAGGCCTCAAGCTATGAGAGGGTACAACGATGATCTAACCATGGCTTTTGCAATTGCATGTTGGGTAAAGGACACTGTTTATGCAGAGAAAGATCGCGAAACAAGGTACAAAGAGGCAATGTTAAACTCAATGATGAAATCAGAATCGACTTTGAACACCACAATTCCTGGCATGAGAGGTCACAGAGTGGGTAACGCCCCAACGCCTGAAAAGGTAGAAGAACTGAAAAAATATATGTGGGTATATAAAGGTTAACAACTATGGCAAAAAATACAAAAAATCCAAGAAATCCAGACAGCCCATTATTTAAACAATTAACAAGATTGCTGTCCGGACCTCTGGTAAACTATCGCAGACAAATACCAAGAAGAAATAAGCGCCGACAGCTCGATAAGTTTGCGAGCAAATTTACGTCTGCTAGCGGCAAAAACTTTAAAAGAACATCATATGATACATTTGAAAATCTAACTTCAAATATTCTTGCTAATCAAAATCGTGTTGAACGCTATGGCGATTTTGAGCAGATGGAGTACGAGCCAATTATCGCGTCCGCCCTGGATATATATGCAGATGAGATGGCGACGTCGTCGGAGCTACAACCACTCTTGACAATTAAGTGCCCAAATGAAGAAATCAAATTAATTCTTCGCGACCTCTACCTCAAGGTTATGAATCTTGAACATAACTTATTTGGCTGGTGTCGCACAATGTGTAAGTTTGGTGACTTTTTTTTGTATTTGGATCTAGATGCTGAGAGGGGAATTCAAAACGTAATAGGTATACCAACCTCAGAGATAGAGAGGCTGGAAGGTGAAGACAAAACAAACCCAAGTTATATTCAGTATCAATGGAATTCAGGTGGCTTAACTTTTGAAAATTGGCAAATTGCACATTTTAGAATTTTGGGGAATGATAAATATGCACCGTACGGAACTAGTGTTCTTGAGGCTTGTAGAAGAATCTGGAGACAATTAACACTTTTAGAAGACGCAGTGATGGCTTATCGTATTGTTCGTTCACCAGAGCGTCGCGTATTTTATGTTGATGTCGGCGGCGTTGCTCCTGAAGATGTTGAACAATATATGCAAAAGGTTATGACACAAATGAAGCGTAACCAGGTTGTTGACTCAAATACTGGCCGCGTAGATTTACGCTATAACCCCCTGAGTATTGAGGAGGATTATTTTGTTCCTGTGCGCGGCGGAGTATCTACTAAGATTGAGTCGTTAGCAGGAGGTTCTTACACTGGCGACATTGAAGACATTAAATATTTAAAGGATAAACTATTTGCTGCACTCAAAGTCCCGCAAGCATATCTTTTTAGGGGCGAAGGCGCGGAAGAGGACAAAACAACTCTTGCACAAAAAGATATTCGTTTTGCTAGAACAGTTCAAAGATTGCAAAGATCTGTGATTGCAGAAATTGAAAAAATAGGTGTCATCCACTTGTATACACTAGGTTATCGGGGTGAAGACCTTATTTCATTTAAGCTTTCATTGAGTAACCCGTCTAAAATTGCAGAGTTACAAGAACTGGAACACTGGAGAATGAAATTCGATACGGCCGGAGCAGCTGTAGAGGGTTTCTTCAGCAAACGTTGGATTGCAGAACATATATTCGGTATGTCAGATGAAGGATTTATCAGAAACCAAAGAGAGATGTTCCATGATAGGAAGTTTGATGCAGCGCTGGAAATGGAAATTGAGCTAACATCTCAAGAACTCATGCAACAAGCTCAGCAAATGCCGCTAGGCGCTCCTGGCGGGGATCCAGCAGCTGCAGAAGGGATGCCACCTATGGAACCTGGAGCAGAAGAAGCCGC